GTCCACTAGGGCTATAGGCGGGTGGAATAATACCAACCGCTGGAATAGCAACTTGAGGCTGAGATAACAATCCAAATCCACCAACAGCAGAAGCCGCAATACGACCCTCTAAGGTTGATCTAGCAGTGTCGCCAAGAACTTGAACTGCCGCATCGGATATTTCCTGTCCTTTAGCACGACCCTTGGCAAACGATGTTTTGCGTCTTGTCTGGTCTTGTTGTCGAACAGCAGTAGAAAACTGTTTTGGCGTAAACACACCATTGTCAGCACCAGAATTAGCCGCAGCTACATTGATGACAGACAAATCACTATAAGCACTATCAATCCTACGCAACTTAGATGTTTGTTTAGGATTCTGGAAGTAAAGTTCTTTCTTGATAGCACCAAGGACTTCAGTTAAAGCGTCTCCAACCTCACGCTCAGATGCAGTAGCACTGTTGGCATAGTTACTTGCTTTCTTGCGTAAATCAGACTCAATACCCTTGTAGGTCTGACCATCAATCTTTTGTCCAGAAAACTTGCCAAACACAATGTCATTTAATGTTTCACTAACTTGCTGTCGTTGATCTGAAGACAAACTTTTAGATTTACTCAAAGCACCAAGAATATTGCTTGTTGTTGCAAAATCTAAATCAAACGACATTTTGGATAAAACATCATCGTATTTCTTAGATACTTCATCAGAAGCATAAGCAATGGCATCACGACCAACAACTTCAGCAGGCAACTTGTCATCAACCTTCTGTAGTGCTTTGTTGATTACGCCTTTGTTAAAATCAAATAAGACTCGTTGTCTAGCATTCTCAATACTTGAGCCAATCAAAGGCAAGTTCTGAGCAAACTCTTCAATGGTTTTAAATTGTCCACCAAGGGTTTGACCAGTAGTAGGTGTAACGCCAAGGCTTCGCATTGTTTGCTCTGCTTTGGAGACTAATGGGTTAAGAACACGACCCGCACCCGCAACAACCTTCTCACCAATAGGGCCAGTAACTCCACCTAAAACAACTTGTTCAGTCTTTTGCTCTTCAAATGTGCCTTCACCAACAACAGGTTGCATAGCACCGCCAACAGCACCGCCAGCCACTGCTTGACCAACATTAGATAAACCTCTAGCCCTAGCCAATTGAGCTACACGAGCCGCAGGCACAAGACTAGCGGGATTGAGGATATTGCCACCCAAACGAGCCACATCAAAGCCAGATTCACCTTCTTTTTCACGCTGTGCTTGATAACTTTGCTCTTCAGCTTTAGCCATCTCATCTACACGTTTTGCTTCTCTGTAAAGCATATCACTCAAAGCATTAGGCTTAGTTCCACCTAAACTGGCTACTGCACCTAAAGCACGAGGAATCATCTGTGCGCCTGCGGTGATAGGGTCTTTTAAACCCATCATAAAACCAGAGGAAGGTGCTTTGGCTTCTGGTTGAGTCTGTTCAGGTTGCAAAGAACTTTTAATTCTTGCCAACGCATCATCTTGACTCAAACCATCAGGCAACTCATAAGACACACCTTTGTATTCATAAATGGTAGCCATGATTATTTGTCCTTCAGCTTGATTGGGTTTTGTGGCGAACCTAGAGGCGCATTCATTGGTGTTGTTGGCAATGCTTCTCCTGGCTTGCCAGATGTTTGCTTCTGAAGACGCTCAATATTGTTTCTTGTTTTTCGCTCTGCACTCTCAAGAACTCGCAACATTGCTTTTGGCTCCATTCGTAATTCACCAGCAACAACTTTTTGCAAGTATTTCAACTCTTCATTAGAGTCATTACCACCAAACTGTTGCAAGCGAGGAATAACAATCTCACCAATGTTTGCCATAAATACTTCAGTATTTTCAACCTTTTGAGGGCTACCAATACCTGTAAATTTAGCTAAAAACTGTTTCTCTGGCCCATAAGCACCGCCATAAATGCCTTGATTAACCAATTTAATAGCGTCATCAAAAGCAGTCTTTAATGAAAATTGAGTTTCAATATTTGCTACATTTTGACCAATAATTTTGCTTGCCTCTTTAGAAGCAACGCCTGTATCAACATTGATACCACCAATGGTGACGTTACCAGTGCCTTTGCCAGCTCCCTCAACTTTTTTAGTTGCGTATTCAAGCATACGTTTTTGGAAAGGTTCAGTGCCTGGTTTCAGACCCGCATCAATCAATGTTTTAGCAAACTCAGAATACTTCTGTGTATCTGGGCCTTTATAGATTTCTACACCAGTAGTTGCATCCACCAAAGAATTTCCAACAACAACAGTCTTCTTAGATTTATCATCTAACTTTTCCAACTCAACTAATTGTGTTGTAAGTATGCGACTTGCACGAGTGTTCTCTGGTGTAGTCTCTTGCAAACGAAGTTGGTCAAGCTGATCTGTAATCCGAGCTTTCTCATTGGCAATCACAATTTCTTTGGGGACTGCTTGTTGGCGCTCACGAGTAGCCTGAGCTTCAGACGCTTTTGCTGACGCTAAACGCTGTTGTGTTTGAGCCATACTCTCTTGTGCTTGACGGGCATACTGAGCCAAAGCCATAGCACCTTGTTGATCTCCTATCTGCGACAACATCTGAGCACCCTTCATAATCGACTCAGGATTGTTCTGGTCTATCTGTTGGGCAATACTATTCCTAGCACTAATCATCTTCAGTTGTGGGTCTTCTATGCCAAAAGCACCACCAATAGCATTACCAAGCCCTCTAGCACCCGCATACGTCATTGCCGCACCACGAGCCGCAGGGTCTAGTTGGGCAAGGGTAATGCCTTCTTGCAAAGCACTTGTTCTCTGACGCTCACCATACATTTCAGGGGTTAGCCCAAACAAACCCGCTACGATATTTTCTGCCATGATGAATCCTTAAGAAAATAAGCCACCAAATGCTTGCCCAAATGCGGGAGAAGCACCTAGTCCACTCAATAGTGTTGAATAGGGATTAGTGGTTGCCGCATTACCAGTAGCTAATCGAGTACTGAACTCAGCGCCTGATAAGCCTAAACGACCTACGTTAGCACCCGCTGTAGCCGCTTGTTGACCAAGAGCCGCACCCATTTGCAATGGTTGTTGTGCTAATTGCTCCAAACCTTGAACTTGTCCCAAAGCAGTCGTGTAAGGCTGATAAGCCGCTTGTTGACCACCATAGTATTGACCCATTGCGCCAGCACCTTGACCAAGCAATCCTGCACCAAAGGCAACCTGTTGTTGACCAGCTTGTTGAGCTTGTGCCGCTAATACTGCCTCTTGTTGAGCACGAGCATTAAACAAAGCCTGTAACTCAGGAGTAGTTGCACCCATAGTGCCACCTTGAGCAACAGAAAGACCGCCACGACCTTGTTGTTGGAGTCTGTTTTGCAGATTAGCCAACTCTAATTCACGACCAGGTTGCAACAAAGCCATCTGTTGATTGAGATAGTTCTGAGCGACATCTTGAGGACTTTGAGCAATATACTGGTTTCCAAGGTTAAACAAGTTCTGTGCGCCTGTTTGAAGAGGAGCAAACTGTGCTTGTGCGCCTTCAGCTTGCTGTAGACCTTGTTCAGCCAAAGCAACAAATCTATCTTGAGCATTCTTTGCTTGTGGGTCTAGTGTGTAACCTGCGCTAATCAACTGACCAGTTCTAGGATCAACTTGGAATTGTGAAGTACCAAATCGAGTTGTCATGCCAATAGGACGGAACTGAGCCGCTTGTTTAGCCGCAGCAGTCTCAGCATCAATCATCTGTTGCGCACGTTGAGCCGCTTCACGAGATGTTTGTTGTTGCAGAAGACCCGCACCAGTAGTCAAACCAGAAGAAAACAAAGAAGCTAATTGAGCCGCAGTAAGACCTGTTGGTATTGTTGGAGGAATTGCTGTAGGAAGTGTTGTCAATGCACCTGTTCCTAATGTTCCTGCGCCTAAACCGGTTACACCGCCAGTTACACCCGTTCCTGCACCTGTGCCTAATAAAGTTGTACCAAGTCCAGAACCTGTAAGAACTCCAGTTCCCGTCAAAGCACCCGCACCAGTTCCAAGCAAAGTAGAGCCAAGACCCGATCCTGTTAAAACACCAGTGCCAGTTAATCCTGTACCCGCTGTGATTCCTGCGCCTGTACCTAAAGTTCCCAAACCCGCACCCGTGGTGCTAAGACCTAGACCGCCAGCACCTGCCGTTATTCCAGTACCCAATGATGAACCTGCTCCAAGACCTGAAGCACCCGCACCTGTCGTTCCAAGAGTTGTGCCGCCAAGAACTCCTGCTCCTGTCAATGCACCTGCTCCTAAAAGTGAAGTACCTAATGTAGAACCAGTTAAAACACCAGTTCCAAGACCAGTTCCCGCAGTAATACCCGCACCTGTACCCAAAGCACCAAGACCTGCACCAGTAGTAGATAAGCCTAAACCACCAGCACCTGCTGTTAGACCAGTACCCAATCCTGTACCTGCCGCAGTTCCTGCCGCACCTGCAGCACCTGCACCACCTAATAGACCACCCGCAGCAGCACCACCTAAAGCGGCTAAAACTACTGGGTCTTTCAAAGCATCTACAAGTCCACCAAAGAATGAAGTATCTCCACTTGATGTTATTTGAGAAGTACCAGTAAGTTCGCCAGTAGATGTGTAGTTTTGTACTGGAGTACCAACAGTAGCCTTATCATTTACACCACCAGTAGTTTTATAAACTGAGACACTCTCAATCCCACCAACTTGACGATCTTCTCCGCTACCAGTTACTTGGTAAACAGGTTGAACCCAAGTGTCACCAAGGAGTTTTGCATTACCTTCTGGGATAACTGCCGCCACCCTAGAAACAACCTGACCCTCTGGCAAGCCAACAGCTTGAGCCATTTGAGCAGGAGATACCCCATAAGTTTCCATAGCAGAAACGATCTGAGCATCTGTCAAATTAGGATTTGCAGTTAAGAAATCTAAAATCTGTTGGCTGCTAACGCTTCCAGTTGGCGACCGCTGTTCATTTCGACCATAATTTTCATAGTGGAAATCAGCAAATTGCTGAGGGGTCATTCCATAGGCATTTTCTGCATAAGATGCCGCAACGTCTGGGTTAGCAGAAAAGTATGCTTGTGCGTTTACAGCCATGATGTTTACTCCGCTTCTTTAGGAACTTGCGCTTCAGCCTGTTCTTTAATCTTTACGATAAGAGGCCACACGCCACTACTCGAGGGCAACTGCCCCAAAGTTTGTAATACAAAGTTAATCTCGTTAACGTCTAACTCTAATTTCATGCTGCACTCCAAGGTGTGCCAGTAGCAGTAACAGGATTCTTCTGCAAAGCAATATTAGCCGCCAGAGCATCTTCTGTGGCTTGTTTATCAACACCATTAGCCCAAACCCAATCTAATACTTCAGCCATAGTGACTTGGGCATAGGGGATTGTTGGTGTACCAGAAGCCCATGAGCAAGTTGAGTAGATTGAAGCCATGTTGTCGCCATCTACTGCACGGCAAGTCCAGTGCGCTGTAGTGATGAAACCATTGGCGGTTTCGTAGTCAGTTTGGGTTATTAGCCAGTTGTAAGATGTAGTCATGTTATTTCCTTTTAAAGATTAGCGGCATCAAGTCGTGCCTTGAGTGATTCAATGATTGCTTGTTGTTCTTGAATGGCTTTGACCAATACAGGCATTAAATCTTGACGCACAGATTTATAAGGGTCTTCACCTTCTGGTGCAGGGTCTGCCCATTCATCAATTAGGTCAGGAAAAACTTGTTCAAGTTCTTGGGCAATAAATCCACGAACATTCTTTTTGTTTGTGCCTTTGCCTTCTTTCCAATCAAACTTGCGAGGCTTGAGTGCCATGATTTTGTCAAGGCCAACATCTAAATCAACAATGTTTTCTTTTAAACGCTGGTCAGAAAGCGAACTAATTACAATTGAACGGGCAAAGACTGTTCCACCATAACCAACATAAAACTGATACTGTGAGGCAGATGTTGAATAAACAGCCATTGAAAATTGGCTATCACTTGAAGTATTCCCACCAGTACCAATAAATGGAATTCCAGCCCCAAAACCTGCTGGTAATAAATGTATGCCTCCATTTGCCACTCCAGATGTAGTAGCCCCCACTAGCAAATTCCCAGACGCATCTAGCGTCATTACATCGGTAAAAGTAACAGGGTTTCCTGCTGTGCCTGATGGGGCTGTACGCCAAATATGTTTACCATCAAATTGATAGTATTCAGACGATAATCCATTTGCAATGTAAGTAAATCCTGCTGATGCGTTGTAATATGAATTCTGTTGCATTGCAATTAGAGAATTATCATAAGACCAAAGTGAACCCCCTGAAAGTTGAATTGCTTTTGCATAGGTTGTATTCCAAGCACTCGGAGGAACTCCCAAGCCTAGATTGCCTGCGGTGTTAAGTGTTGCTTTAAGAGCCGCACCCGAATACAACGCTATATAATCAGAAGCATCACCAGAACCAATCCTTATCTCATTTGTAGATGCAGTTCTTCTCAAAAGAAGCTGACCACCACCACGCAATGATTGAGTGTCTGCTAAGTTAATGTCACCATTTACATCCAACTTATAAGCAGGATTACTCAGTCCAAACCCTACATTGATTCCACTAGCCGTGTAAAGGCTTGAGGGTGTGAGGCGTAGTCCTTCAGTATTTGCCGCATATAAACTGACAAACCCGCTATCTCCTGAACTTGCTTTTAAAACTATGTCGGAAGTTGTGCCTTGGTTGTGATTAAATTGTTTAATGAAAAAGTCATTTGCACCAGTAGTCGTATTGTTCAATACTGATTGCAAAGTTGCGGAATCTGTTGCTCCAAAATTTGTATTGAATGTGTTTAATACAAAATTAGCAGTCTGGCCTACAGTATTTGTAGAATTGGTTGATTGAACTTTTCCAACAGCATTTAAAACTGTTCCATTCCAAGTCAGCGCAGAGCCAGTAGCCAATGCACTAGAACTAGAAGCGTAAACCACACCGCCTGATGTGAATGGAGTAGCACCACCTAAGTTTGTACCGCCATTGGCAGTAGGTAGTGTTCCTGTCACTCCAGTTGTCAAAGGCAAACCAGTTAAGATGGTTGCAGTACCGCTAGATGGCGTACCAAGCACACCACCATTGACCAAAGGTGCGCCAGAAGAGCCTACATTGACCGCTAGAGCCGTTGCCACACCTGTTCCTAGACCTGATACACCTGTAGCGATAGGAAGACCTGTAGCGTTTGTTAAGGTTGCGCTAGTGGGTGTTCCAAGGATAGGTGTTACTAGGGTAGGAGAAGTAGCAAATACTGCTGATCCTGTGCCTGTCTCGTCTGTCAAAGCACCTAAAAGGTTAGCAGAACTAAATGAACCCAAAGATGTTGCATTGCCAACAGAAGTGACTGCACCTGTTAAGTTAGCGTTAGTAGTGACGTTACCCGCTGTTAAGCCAGAGGCAGTGCCTGTGATGTTTGTGCCTACCAAAGCAGATGGAGTACCCAAAGCAGGAGTTACTAAGGTAGGTGAGTTGGCAAACACCAAAGCACCAGAACCTGTTTCATCTGATACTGCGGAGGCTAGGTTGGCAGATGATGGAGTACCCAAGAATGTAGCTACACCTGTACCTAAACCACTCACACCCGTAGAGATTGGCAGGCCTGTGGCGTTTGTCAAAGTACCAGAAGCAGGAGTTCCCAATGCGGGAGTCACCAGTGTTGGCGAGTTTGACAACACTACATTGCCTGTACCTGTTGAGGTAGTTACACCAGTACCACCATTGGTAACACCTAAAGTACCTGTGATGTCGCCAGTATTGATACTGATTGCATCCCAAGTAGCGTTAGTTCCATCCGTCTGAAGATACTTGCTAGAGTTACCTGATTGGCTAGGCAAGAGGTTATTTAAAGCCGCAGTAGCCGTAGAAGCTCCTGTACCTCCATCAGCAACTGCTAAGTCTGTGATACCAGTAATTGAACCACCAGTAATTGCGGCAGCAGAGTTATCTGTCTTCGTAGAGATGGCAGTAGAGATGTTATTGAACTCTGTGTCAATCTCAGTACCACGGACGATCTTTAACGGATCACCAGGACTAAGGTTGTCTTTAGTCGCAAAGTTGGTACTTTTTGTGTAGTTACTCATGATATTTTCCCGTTCTTAGATTGAATCTCAATCTTCTGAATTGACAACTGTGTGCCGTTAATGGTGGTTTCGTAACCAGTTTGAACAATCTTTCCCGCACCAGAAGCATTCACATCTAGTGTCTTGATAAGCACACCACCAGAGTATTCTGCCACACCATATTCAGCAAGACCATATTCATAGTTCTTCTGCTCAGGAATGTAAGCATTACCCGACAAATAGTTGGCAGCAAAGTCAAATCCCCACTTAATCGTGACGAACTGGTCAGAGCCACCAATCACAATTGTCTTGATTCTTTTCAAGATGGAAATTTGATTCTGATTACCTAAATCTGCATGATTCGTAAAGTAAGAAAATCGATAAGTTGATGTGTGGTCTAAGAAACTTGCATACTTACCAATGTATCCACTCTTACCAATGTATAAATCACCATTGCGAAGCGAATAGAGAGCCGTAGGAGCGATTGAATCCCACTTAGTGACCCTAGATGCACCATCTTGCAATTGCATCTTTGTATCGAAGCAGAAGACCTGTGCTGTTACTGGAAGAGTCAACAAGTAAAAGGCATTCTTCTCTGAGTAAACAGACTTCAGATTAGCCAGAGTCTCTACTGCCAAAGAGCCTATCAAATCGGAACGAACATTCTTAGATAGGTCTCTCAAAGGAGCAGACTTCTCTTGAATAGTCCTCATCAATGAACGAACACCTGAATCAGATAAGAAGATTACGTCTGTACCAATACTCTGAATAGAATCTCTTGCAATGCAACCAATAGAACCTACTGTGTCGCTTAACTGAAGCGTAGCGGGTGTAGTAGCACCTGAGTAAACAAGAATCTGTCGTTTACCAAAGATAAATAAAAAGTCATTGTGAGCCGCTAGACCCATGATCTCATCTGCACCATTAGGCCATACACGAGATACGTCCAATGTTCCTGAAGTACCACCACCCCATACATGACCTGCAATCAAATCAGAGAAGGTAATCGTAACTTTATCTGTGGATGTATTAGCTACCCACAAACGACCAAATGCTGAGATACAGATATTGGCTTGCGGAACAGTAGCTACATATCCTGTCTTCTCAGAAACTCTGCGATAAGTAGTTGTACTTACTGCGGGATCAAAGATAAGAGGATCGTGTCCAGATTGGAAGAAGTAAGTAATCCCATTCAGAGAAGCACAATGCCAGTTATTAGCTGTGATAGTAGGAGCAGAACCGCCCCCACCATAAGTTAACTCAGTCACTGCGTTAGAAGTACCAAGTTTGAATAACTTGAGATTCCCTGCGAACAGAACAGTCAAAGTGCCATCAGTTTGGACTAATTCGTGAATAACAGTAACGTCATTAGCACCTAGATTACCCGATGATGGATTAACCCTTGTGTAGCCCTTGCGAGAACCAACACGACCATATTGGTCAATCACACAATTATTGGCGACCAAAGCAAAGCCAGATGCCAAATCTAATGGCGAATCTTGCGTGTTCAGGCCGAAAAAGCCTGGTGCGCTAATGCTTTGACTTTGTAGAGGAGCTGCCATTAGACCGCCACAAAGTTATCTTCAGGGTAACGAGTGCTTTCCAATGCAATAGCGTCAGATAGCATTCCACGGAACAAAGCATAAGCCTCATTAGAAGCAGTGCCTCCGTCCTCACCACGCTCAATCAAACCACGAGCATAGGCACTCTGAGTCACCAAATAGTCCAATACCTTGACTGAAGTGCCATCAGCAGACAGATTAGCCTGTGGGATGGTTAAATCAAACTTGAGTGTATAAACACCATCAGGAACGGGAAACAGGTCAATCTTTGTGTCGCCACTGCCATCTACACCACTAAAGCAAAACTCACTGGGAATAGACTGTGAAGGTGTGCCAAAGTTGAGTTTGCGGTTCATATCCGCAACAGTCGTGTTATCCAAAGTTATAACACTGGTAGTGTTGATAGCGTCATTGATACGAAACTTCTGACCCGCACCTGTCAAAGCGTAAGAACTTGTACTACTGGTAGTGGTAACTGTAATTGTTTGTCCTAAGACATTCCAATTATAGGAATCTTCAATCTGACGTTTAGCATCATTGACAAACTTGCCAATCAATGCGGAATAAGTTGTTTCTGATACTGTAGAAACAGTTGTCTCACGCAATCGAATGAGAACATCGTTAACAAGTTCTAAGTAGGTCATGTTCTTTGTGCTCCCTGAACCTCAAATGTGGCAATAAAACTGAAGGAACTTGCACTTTGAGTAGTAATTTGAATCCTATCGCCTTCTTCTAAAACGATATAAGCATTGCCATCAAACTGAAGGTATTGCTTTGAAGTCAAGTCGTAGTTAGTAAGAATATCCAATGTTGTAGCCGAACTTGCGTCATACCATTGAACAGTAATGTGCTTAGTCGAACCGCCAGTGTTGTGAATGTACATCACAGTAAACTTGGCGTAATAACCCGTAGGAACTGTATAAACAGTTGTCAGCGTATTGGCTGTTGGGTTAACTCCGACTGATACTGGTCTCACTTCATATTCCTCTTAGAGATCGCTTTAGCCTTAGCTTTAGCGTCTTCCTTGGACGTTGCGCCCCAAGCTCTAAGAGAAAGTAAAAGTCGGGTAGGCTTTCCATCTTTCATCTCAGCGCCAGGCATATTGCCCATTCGTGCTAAAAAGGATGCCCTACGAGGGTTATCTCCCGACTTGACTGGTGGTTTTAAATTGCCACCTGTTTCCGCATTATACGATGCTCTTCCTTTGGCATTCAAGCCCCCCTTGGGGTTTTTTCCTTCTTTTGTTTGCCAAACAGGAGATTTCATTTCTTCTTTGCGGTCTTAGCCGCAGCCTTAAATGCCGCCTCAGTAGGAGCACCTTTAGAGCCGAC